CTCTTTACCAGAAGGCAAACAGGTTTGTTCCGCCGATTTTGTGGTAGGCTCACTCTCTTTGAGTTGTCTATACAACCTGATGAAATCTTATTGGGAAAAGTGTATGCACTTCGTTTCAATCAAGAAACGGGGGCGTTTTATTTCGATACCGTGCTTTTCTCTGCTATCAAGAAATCTGCCAAGACTGCGATAGCCGCTTCTATAGCCTGCTGGTATGCCGAGTCCTGCCCTGACAATTCTGAAATCTATGTGATTGCCAACTCAAGGGAGCAAGCCGAAGGTCGTGTCATGCGAGATATTCGGTTTCACTGTGAAAAGCGGGGTTATCGAGTTCTTCATGATGGGGTGTATCTTCCTAACGGCACTGAGATAAAGTCGCTCTCAACTGCTTATGCGTCTGTGGCTGGTTCACGCCACTCTCTTATTTTGTATGATGAGTTGTGGGGTGCTACCAGTGAAACCGACCGCAGGTTGTGGGAAGAGATGACTTTAATTCCAACCATTCCACATTCTCTCAAATTTATCTCAACTTATGCCGGATTTTTGGGAGAGAGTGATTTGTTGTGGGATTTGTATGTCAATGGTGTTGGGAAAGATGAGCATGAGGACGGCAAGGGTAAGAGAGTTCCTGAACTGTCTGACTTGCCCGTGTGGATAAACGGCAAGCAGATAACCTTCTGGTCACATGAGCCGATTGCTGAGTGGCAAAAAGACCCTGAGTATTATCGTCAACAGCGTGCTTCGCTCCGACCTGAGGCATATTTGCGGCTTCATGAAAATCGCTGGGTCAATCCAAATTACACCTTTATCATGCCCGCAATGTGGGAAGTTGCCGAACGCTATCCAATGTCTGGAGAAATGTGGTCAGCACATCCACTTCGGGCTAATGGCATTTATGTTGGAGTTGACACTGCGCCGAAGCATGACCGAACTGCGGTAGTTGGAGTTGCTTATGACTCAGTGCATGGAGCAGTTGGGGAAGTATTTCATCGCATTTGGACGCCTCGTGACGGTGAAATTCTTGATTATGAAACGACCGTTGAGGCTTATCTTGAGGAGATGCGCAACAAGTTTCGTATCAATGCGGTTATTTACGACCCTGCACATATGTTTCAGACGGCTCGCCGGTTATCGAATAAGGGTTTTCGCATGGTAGAGTGGGCACAAACTCCTGCCAACATGGTCAAAGCAACTATGTCTTTGTATGAAGTTCTGAGGCTTGGGCGGTTTGCCACATGGAGAGATGATGAGGCGAGAGAGCACGTCTTTGCCGCTGAAGCCAAGAATGAGCCTTCGGGAGGTTTTCGTCTTGTAAAGAGGGATGCCAAGCGTGCCAAACCGATTGATTATGCGGTTGCGTTAGCGATGGCAGTCATGCTTGCACTGGAGGAAGGTGGGATTGTTATCATGGATGAACTCAAAATTGATTATCCTTTCACGGATAATTCAAGCCCATCTCAATTCGTTGACGACAGAACTCACTATAATCTATTAAAAGACTTACCGCCCGAACTGAGGACGGTGGAGGATGAGGAGTACTTAGCGCAATGGACGATAATCTAAATCTAATTTTGACAAACATTGCAAAAGCCAAGCAATTTACGAAGGGCTGGCATGAGAATATTGATGTTTATCGCCGATTTTATCGAGGTGAGCATTATACGACCAAAAGAAGTTTGAATGAGCCTCGATTTGTTGACCCGACACCTACCAATGTTGTTGACCTTGCGGTGGGTATCTTACTGTCTAATGAAGTTGTATGGCGGGCAATCAGTTATCGTCCATCTCCCGATAAGAAAGCCAGTGATGTTGAGAAACTCATCCTGTCTTACATTACTCAGATTGAAGATAATCAAGAACTTAATTTTTATTATGAACTTGTTTTGCATTTTGTGCGTGATGGTGGGGCAGTCCTTTATACTGTCTTTGACAACAATCTAGACGGTAAGGTTTATATTGAGCCTGAGATGTTATATCCCGATGGTTCTGTAAAACCTGCACTGATTTTTGATAAGATACCTTTGCGTACTTATATTATTGACCCGAAGTCTGTGAATGTGTTGGCTGGAAGCGACCATCGCTGGTCAGTAGTTGCACGGTGTGAAAAGATAAATCTATATCAACTTGCTTCGATGTTTGGTGAGGATAGAGTTCCAGTCCGGTATTCTCATTTCCTTCGTAATTTTGAGCAGTCTTTGGAAATTGCCGGTGAGTTAGTAGATTATTGGGATGTCAGTGCAGACGGAAATACTTTTCGGCATTCGGTTTTATTTGATGGGGAAACCGTTGTCCCACTGGAAGAGGTCAATCAGAAATTTTTCCCTTACACGATTGGTTTGTATAAACCAACGGATAGGACTTTCAGCGTGTCGTGGCACAGTATTCTCGAGCCTCTTCTTGAGCCTGTGCGCTTGTTAGAGCAGGCAATCAACCGCCGCCAATTTTTGATTGATAAGTATGCCTCTTTGCCTCTGGTCACCAAGACTATGGGTGGGCGGGCTGTGAAAGTTGATGCTCGTTTGGGTACGCATGTGGCGTTGAACATGGAAGAGGAAATTGGATTTCCTACATGGGCAGGCTCTCCACCGGATGTTGAGCGGCAGGTTGAGTTATTCAGGGCTAGAATTCAACAGTCTGGGTTTAGTGATACTTTCTTTGGTTCGGGTGCTTCGTCTGCGTCTGGATATGCGTTGAGCATGTTGGGTGACCAGAATCGTATTCGCCTTGAACAGCCTCGCCGACATCTTGAATCTTTTCTACGGCGTTGGGCAAATCGTTGTCTCGATATTCTGGTTGAGAATTTGAAGGTGGAGGGGGATGGAGAGGTTTTCTTTGAGTTGTATGGGAAAACTTCTGGCTCGGATTATGCTTTCTTCTTGCCGTTGAATAGTTTGCGTGGTTATCGAGTTTATTGTGAACTTCGTCCTGAATTTCCAAATGATAGAGTTCGCAATCATGCAATGGCAAATCAGGCTCGTGGAATTCTTTCTGAGCATACACTCATGGAGAAGTATTACAATATTCAACAGCCCAGTGATGAGCGAGAGCGTAAGATGATGGAAATGGCAGAAACGCATCCTTTGGTAGTTCAATATGGTCTGCTTCAGGCTCTTCAACAGTTGGCGGATAGTGGGGATGAAGTTGCCATGAAGGTTTTGGAACAGATGCGGGAACAGGAAGCGTTTGGCAGTCCTGAGGGTCAGGATGGCTCTGCGGCTTCAATGGGTGGAATGCTCAATCGAGAAATGCCTGTTGAAGCCCCAAATGCCGGTCAATCTGCTCAAGAAGTAGCAAATTCTTATGCAACTGCTTCACCTAGATTATCCGGGGCAGTTGGGAGGGTTGCATGAATTTTACTTCTGCTTTTCTCTCTACTCTGAAGAAGTCCAAAAAATTGGGACAGTCTGTACTCTTGCAAAATACAAACAATGCTGATACAATCATATATGATGCTCTTGACCCTGAAGTTTTGGAGTTATATGTGGCTCGTGAAGGTGATGATGCTTTGGACTTCATCTTTGAGCAGGAGAAGAAGCGGATTTTGCGTTCGATGTATGGAGGGAAGTAGGAATGGCTAAACCTAAAGACCGAACCAAACCTCATTATCCTGATGATTTTATTATCCCAACCACTCCCACTCGACTTCCATCGGGTAGAACGCCCGTTCCAAAGCGAAGTACCGGCTCTTTTACAAGGGATAACCCGTTTTATCAGCCGAACCTTCCCCCCTCACGGGGTGGTGGTTTCACTACCACTACTCTTCCAGACACCCCTGAAGGGTTGGTTAGTCAATATGGTAAACCAAAGCCCAAACCAAAACCTTCTGGGGGTCGTCAGGCTGATTCCAGTACCGGAGAGGAGCGACCTGAGTATAAGTGGTGGGTTGGGTATCAGGTAGATGGTGCGCCACCTTGGTGGAGAGGCTTGGTTACGGATGACCCGTCGCCTGAAGCGCAATATGCTATGCTTATTAACTCAATGATACCCTTCATGTCTCCAGAAGACCAGCGTTATATGGGCGATTACTTGAGCAGGTTGTTACCTACAACGCCCTTCAAAGATTATCAACCGGAGACTTCTGAGGATGTTTCTCGTATTCCTGCCCCTCCCCAGATGGATAGCCAAAGTAATGCTTACTTTTCTGCTAATCGTGGCAGGCAAATGGCTGAAACCTTAGAGAAAATGCGGCAAGCCGCCAAACTTCCTGAGGATAAGGTTGGGGCTGGATTTCGGTTTCTGAAGTCTTTAGCCAAAGATATTGAAACTTTTGGGGCGAGGGAAGGTGAGGGGATTACTCGGTCAAATTTACAGAAACTCTTCTCATCGTTTGACCAAAAGTTAGCAGAAACACAGGCTGGAGAGTTGCAGGGTTTTGGTGAGTTGGGTAGGGCAGTAACCAATCCATTCTTTTCTGCCGGTAAGTTAGTCAATGTATTCAAGGATGAGCAGGGTAATTATCGCTTTGGCAAACAAAATCCAATGTGGAGTTAGTGTATGGCGAGTCTTTTAAGTCAATTGAAGAACTTTTGGAATAGAACTGTTGCAGTCAATACACATGTGCAGAGTACGGCAACTCCATCGTTGAATACCGTTGCGCAGGTGCGTGCGGTTGATGCTCAAAATAATTTAAACAAAATTATTCAGCAATCGTCTGGAAACAACTGGTTACAGCAAAGATTTCAGCAACCGACTGTTACATCTGCTCAACAGTCGAGGGCAACCGTACCTCCTCCAAGAAGTCAATCTTACCTTACTCCATATCAATCACGACAGTCCAGACCTTTACAGTCTTATGCTTCGCCAACTCAATATTCTCAGGAAGAAAAGGTAAAACCGACTGAAACTCCAAAAGTAACTCAGCGGGCGAGTTCTGCTTATCGCATTCTTCCAGACCAGATGGAACGAGTTCAAACTCAATTGAATAAGGAGATGAAGAGTACTGCGGTTCTTCCAGACCGAACTCGCATGATTTTTGACCTTGAGCCTTCCAAACCGATTTATTATGATTCAACTCCTGATGGGTCTGTAGTTAAGGTTACATCTTCAAAGACAAACTTTCAATTATTTATGACACCCGATAACCGTTTTGTTGCCATGCCTTTGAAAGAAGACGGCTCGGTTGATGAAGTTGCCGCCCGATTGATGTTCAGGCGGAGCAATTTGAAGGGTGATGTTATTGATGATTATTTGAAGAATTCAAAACCGGTTTATGCTTTTAGCGGTATTACACGACTGTTGACCGGTACAGAAGTCCCTCAAATTCCTTTACATGAAGGTGTATTGGAAGACAGCAAGCCTTTATATTTCAATCCCATTCTCAATCAGTTTACTACTGAACCGAGTTTTTATAAAGTTGTAGTCAATCCAAACAAACTTATAAAGAACGGTCAGCCTTTTGAGATTGTTCCGATTACACAGGCGGGTGGTGAACCTTTCATTCTTGATAAAGATACCCGTAAGATTTTGGATAAAGTTATTGATGAACAAATGAAATCTATGCAGGCGATGGAATTTATTGGGCAGGTTGGTGCGCCTGAAGATATTTCAAAAATCTCATCTTCAGAATCTGTAGATGTTACGCCTGCATTGGAGTATTACAATCCCATGACGGTTGAGACCGGGAATGTGCGAAGTAATACAGTTTACATTACAACTCATGATGGAGAATTACAGGAACTTCGTTTGGATGAGAATCTGGCAACTCCCACATGGTCAAAACCGGATGGGAGAGGAACATTCTTCAGTTGGCTTTCCACGTTTGGGCTTCGAGTTTTCAGTGCATTGATTGCCAGTGGAGATGTACCGGAGCGGGCAATTTCACAATCTCCATTCGTTGCCGGTGACAAACCAACAAATATTTTTACCAGAATTTCAGACCAGTTTGGTGCAACCCTTGAAAAGACTTTTCGTAATGTTGGAATTTTCTTCAGTCAAATTCCGAAGTCTTATCTTACATCTATTAAAATGCTTCATGAATTTGAATTAAAGAATTATCAAGGGTTGCTTGAGGTTACTTCCAAAGAAGAAATTGCCCCTTATTCTGAATTAACCACTGCGATAGCCCGAAAAGAAAGAACCATTGCCAAAATTCAGGAGAAGATTGACTGGATTGATGCACAGGTAGAAAAGGCAAAGGCTGCCAACCTTTACACAAATGTGCGTATTGGGTTGCGTACACTGCGTGCAGCCGATGAGCGAGTAACCTTTGATAAGGCGTTGAATTATTATAATGAATTATCTCTCGGCTTTTCTTCTCAACAGTTATCAAAACTTGATACGACTATTAATGTTCGTGGAGAGTATCAGGTTATTCAAGATGGTAAGGTAGTTTCATATAAGGAGTTTTTCAAAAACTCTCCAGCATATAAGCAGATGATAGATGAGTTTGGGGAGGTAACTGCCAATAAACTTTTATATAACTTATTGAAAAATAAAGAAGCCTTTGAAAGTTTGAAACTTGCAGTTCAATATCGTAATGAATTTGTTAATAGTATGAATTTTATTCATCAGTTACTGCCGGTGGTATCCGACCAGAAAGCGCGGCAGGCTTTAGTGGTGGCAGATTATACAAATGCCATTACCAATATTGGTTATTTCAAGTCTGCATTGGAGGGTTTGGAAAAGGGTGTATATGTTGAAACGCCAATTCATAGTATCAATGCGTTGGTCAGCCGGTCACTGGTTGCCGGTGAAGAGGTTAGTCAAGACCAAGTATCTGAAGTTCTTGAATTTTTTACCGGTGATTATAATTTTCAAAAAATTGCGGATGTTACTCATCGTCTGTCTTTGATTGATAACCCGACCTTCAATGACCTGTATTTAGTTGTTCAGCAGGTAGAGCAGTTTTATAATTTGCTGAACAATTATCGGTATGCAAGTCAGTTTCAGGCTCAGGTAGATTATGAAGCGTTGAAGCCATTTTATCCAAGTGATTTTACCGGTAATACACCTGAAGAGTATTTGGAATTCTTGAAAAGGCAGACCTCTGACACTTATGCAACTTTGAAGTCTTATACTGTAAATATTCATAAAACGGCTTCGGCTTATTTCGATGCCGGTCAGACGGAGAAGTTTCAGCGGTTGTCTAAAGACGGTTTGAATATCTTACGGGGTACATTTCAATTTGAAAGATTGGCTAGGGGGTTGGCTGCCGGATTGGGTAGTGATGTATATGCTTCTTATTCATGGGAAACTACTCCAGACCGTTACTATCAATTTATCAATAATCTTGCACTGGCAGAATGGTCTTTAGGTCGTCCGCTCAATCCCTATGAAGTAACTCAAATTCGAGATAATACGATAGACATTGCCTTTATCATGGGCGGTCAGATTGCTTTTGATTTTTTGAATTTATTTGACGCCATTCAAGTTGGTTTATTGCTAAAGACCGCAACCAAGGGTTTGGGGACTTCTTTGAAACAGGTTGGGTTTGTGGCGCAATTTCTGGATACTTTAGCACAGACCAGAGCGGTTCGCTTCTTTACCGACCTGTCAATTCGTTCGTCTGTTCAGAAAGCCAGTTATGGTATTGGGCAGTTCGTAATCAATGCCTTCGGTGATTCAGCCTTCGATGTTGTTGAAGGCGGTGGAAAGTATAAAGCGGCGGCGGTCATTGAAGAAGCGGTAGATGCGCTAATGGAAGCACATCGCATTCTTCGGCGACCTGTTGATAGTGATGAAGTAATCAGGGAAGCGACGAGTTTTTTCATAACACGGCGCAGTCAGACTGCTCTTCAGAATTTACCATCGTATGTGGCAAGTAATGAACGAGAATTGCGGAGGTTGATGGCAAACCTATCCGTCTTTGTAAAGGCAGAGAATATTTCACAGCCTGAGGTTGTTGCAAAACGAATTTCTTCACAACTATCCAAAGCGATTGATAATGCAATCGGTCAATATGAGGCAGAAGTTTCGAAACGGTTGGATGATGTGATGCGAAACAGGCGGTTCAGTTCCAGAAATCTGGAAATGGATTTGCGAAAGATTATTGCAAAGGCATATAATAAAACTCCTGAGAGTGTTACATGGGATGAGATTGAAGAGGCTCTGCGGGAATTTACTCGGACGATGCGCGGTGATATTTTCCCAGAACCGGCGGATACTGCTTTTAGAACGGTACGAAATGAAATTCTGTCCGCATTTCGTTTAGCAATTCGTCCAGAAATTGAAAAGACGATTTCAAAGAATCGTTATTTTGTTCATCTTGTCTTTTCGATTTCAGATAATTTCGTCAAATATGGGCGGGATTTACAGAGGGCGTGGGGTGGTACATCTCTCCTGTCCGATTCTTTGCTTGGAACACTGGGCAGAAAGTTTCCGCTCTTTCGCCCATTTGTAAAACTGGCCGGTGAAGCCTTGGATTTGTTCATGAGTGCATGGGTAACGGCTACCCTTGCCCGGCGTCCTGCGTGGGTTGTGTTTAATCAGGCAGAGAACCTCTTTCGGTTCGTTGCCCTTTCAATTTTCAACCCGACCGAATACAAACAGATGATTTTTGGACTGATACCGGACGCTTCTCGTGCCAAGATTTTGTCTGAATTGGGAGTTGTGCCGTCTGAAATCGGTATTGATTTTCTGCCGATACAAACGATTACGGATGAGCAACGCTTTGCAAGGTTCTTTGCAGGACGCTCGATTGCTTCCCTTTCTGAAAATCCATTTAAATTTTTCTCATCGCATTATGCCAGTAACTTGCGAGAAATCTTTACTCGCAAAGGTTGGGAGAATAAGATATTTGCACCGTTTACGGCCTTTGTTTCATCGGTACAATCTTTCAATCAGGTTATTGAGTATGGGATGCGGTTGAGAGTTTATCACACCCTTCTCAAGCGTTCCATGCGTCAGGTTATTCCAAGTTTTATAAAGGCACTCAATAATGACCTTCTAGACATTTTTGAGCAAAATCTATTTGGTAGAATTAGAAGTGATTTTGCCAGTAGGGGGTTGACCGGGGCTGACCTTGAAAATGCCGTCACACCCTTTAGAAATTTAGTTCGAGATTATATTGAAGATTTGAATACGGCACTGCTTGAGAATTTGGCAGACCCGTTCCGTGTCATGTCTTTGATTTCTCAAGCGGGTTCGGAGCGTATGAGAGCCTTTATTACCTTATTTGGTAATTCATATAATATCGCTCCAGACTTGTTTAATCGAACTCGATTAGTTGGTTTGCCAAATAATTACCAGAAGATAATTGACATTGTATATAACCGTTTGACAGATTATGTATTGAACAATCCAGACATTGATTTTGGAGTTAGAAATCTAGAGAGTTTGGAGAATGCCATTCGTAAGGCAATTGCAAGTGTGCGGGCGGATTTCAATACGGCATACAAAGCCATGTATGATTACCGCATTCGTTCCATCTTCAATCAAGTTGCGAGTGAAGTTGAAACAAATTTTTCGGTTGCCAGTACTCCGACTGTACGAGTTTCGACGCCATCCACACAGCCTCCATCGCCATTTGCTCCAAGTACTCCGCCCCCAGTTGTTAACTTCTTTCAAGAGGTTGAGCCTCCCACTTCCAACCCCATGCGAGGTGTTTCTGCTGAAACACTTCGTAGTGAAGTCAATAATGCTAAGGAAACCTCTTCATTCTTCAAATCTATTCAAGATGTTTTAGAGAAATTAACGAAATGGCGTAAGCGTGAGCCTGCCCGTCAGGTAGAAGGTGCAGGCAAATTGCCGACTGCATCTGTTTCGAAACCAGAACTTCTTGTGAGTAAAGACGACCCGATTATAAAAAGCAGAGAAGCACTTGAAAAGGCTTTCAATGATGAACAGCGTAAAACCCTTACACAGATTGTTGCTCAACGATTTGACATGACGGTAGAAGATTTCAAGGCTCTTCCAGATGTTGAGAAATTGAAACGCTACAATGAGTATATTGATGAGTATCTGGTAACGACCTTGAAGGCAATGATTGAGGGCAAGATGTCCGCCGTTCAGCCCAGCCTTGCGTCATTCTTGGCTGAGCGGTTGCTGACCGACTCTTCTTTGGGTGTTTATAACCACAATGCTTTTACATTTTATTTGAAACGGTTGGATGGTGATAAGCATGTTAAGGCTTTTATGGATGTGCGTGGTTTGCACGCCACAAATAATTTAGAAATTACCATAAATAAATCCAAATTTAGCGGTTATCCTGTTGGAGATGCTTATCTTCAGACCGTAGCAGATGTTGTCAGCCGTGCTTATGATGACCCGGATTTTGGAGATTTGACTGTTCTGAATGACAAAAAGTTATCTCGTCCAATTTTATTCCGTCAAGGTGGTGATGAGTTTGTATTGGCATTCCCTGAAGATTGGACTAAAGAACAGGCAAAGAAGTTTTTAGATGCAGTTTCCAAGAAGGTTGAGAATGCTGAAGTAGTTGTTACTTTTCAGGTTGAAAACCGTCCAACCGTATATACGGCTAGTTTCTCAGGCGCAAAGTTGAGTTATGGGGTTGATGTGTCTATGAGTAAGGCGCAGAGAGCGCAGTCGGCGATGAAATTAGAACAAGAGAAACAGGGCATTCTTCGAGATACTTATCACCTGAAACCAATTTCCAAACCAGATTCTTATAAGATTACTGCGGTTTATGTGCCTCCGAAATCGAAGGATAGTGTTGAAGTTATTGAGTTGAGGAAACAAATTCAAGACCTTGTACAGAGAGAGCAGGAATTGCAGAAGCGTCAGAAAGAACTGCAAGAACAACTTGAACAGGTTACCGGTCAACTTGCAGAGATGCAGAAATCACAGCAACTGTTGAGTGAGCAGGCTGAAACAACTCAAGCCCTTATTGAAACCATGAAGCGGCTCAATGATACAGTGCAGAAGTTGCAGGAATCTATAGACAGCGGCAAAGCAGTTGCAGTACTTCCCAATGGTAAGTCTGGGGTGCAGGTTATTGGTGAAGTGCCCGATGAAGTCGCTCCTCAGGTAGCCGCCGTAGTTGATGAAGTTTTAGACGATGCCAATGCAGTCAAGGTCACGGTTAGAGAAGTTACAGAGGGTGGTGGTGAAGATGTTGTAGTACAGGTTGGTGAGCGTTCAATTGAAACTTCTACGGTAGTTAGTAAGAAGATTGAAAGTCGAGTTAAATTTTCCTTCAGAAGGTTGGATGAGATTAAGAATGAAGTTGAATATTTTAAACGGGCGGTGGTTACCGGTGATATTGATTCACTTCGGTATGTCTTGAATTTGTTTGATATTGATGTAATTGCAAAGGCATTTGAATTTGATGCTAACAAATTTACTACATTCCTTCAAAATACACTTGACGGTACTATTGAAGTAATTCAGGGAGATGTCAGTCAATTATATTCAGCAGTTGCCTTATTGAAGTTTTTCAAGGACGACTTTGGGCAGAAATTGATAAATTTGAAAAGTAAAGATGAACAGATTCGGCAGTTTGCAAATCAATTGAAGGATGCAATTTATTCTGTACCGGCAGAGAAAGTTGGCAGGGAGAAGAAAGTTACTGCCGGAGTTTTGCAGTTCAACAGAGAGAGTTCTGTATTCTCTGGATTTCTCAATAAATTAGAACCTCAGGATATTTTTGAGGGAGGCACAGCCTATCAATTTGTTACTGAGCGTCTAAATGAATCTTTTACTGAAATACTTTCACGCCTTGTAAGGGCTGAAGAGGGAATTACCGTTGGTGAGCATAATTTATTAACAAGATTTCGGCTTGACCTTTATTACAACCCAAATTCTCTTGAAGTTATTCAAAATTACATGCCTGAACTCTTTGAGAGAATGTCAAAACTGAAGGCTAATGTTAAAGTTAGGCGACTTACAGAGGTTCTTGAAAAAGACTATCTGGCTTTCATTCAGAGAATTTTAGGTGTGCAGGGAGTTACTCCTTCCGTAATTGACGACCTTATAAATGCTTTTGGAGTATTTTTATCTCGATTTGAGCGTCAGTATAGTGAAAAGACCGTTCTCAATCTTACTTATGATTTATTAAATGAATTGAGAGAGCAGGCGACGACACTTGAGGGGTTGAAAGAACTTCAAAAGAAGTTTGGATTCAAACCGTCCACAGTGAGGGAAGTCCTTGCATTGGGTAATACATCTCCGCTGGATGTGATGACTAAAATCAATAAGTTCTATCAGGACTTTATTGATGAGAATGTTTTGAATAACAAGAATTTACCCTTGGAAGTGAAGGATATTATAAAACAAAACCGAGAAGCCCTACAAATATTTGAATC